AGATCAGAATGAGCATAATTTCCATTTACACCTGGTGCTATTACTACTATGTAACCGATGTACGTATTTAAAGGAACGCTGCTAAAATATACATATGTATTGTTAGAGCTGAATGATGAAGACACTATGATATCAGAGTAAACAAAGCCCGTTGCGTCGTCATATACATCAACAGCAACGCCTGGATAATACTTAGTTGTATAATTAAATCCTTGAATTTCTATACTACTTAAAGCTCCTGCTACGTTGGTAACTGCAGAATACGAGTCGATATTAGTCGTATTTCTAAATGACGTAAAAGTTAAGCTTCCTTCTGCATGTGAATAGTTTCCAATTGCTCGAGTATAATATCCTTCTGCGTGTGAACTTTGTCCTGATGCTATTGTACCTTCTCCTTCTGCGTGTGAAAAGTTTCCTCGTGCTTGAGTATAATATCCTTCTGCATGTGCACTGTCGCTGCTGAATGCGCTAGTTGCAACTATATAACCAACGTACGAACCTGTCGGTTGGTTTATAAAGAATACTGTTGTTCTACCGGCTGAATGAGAAGATGAATATATGCTATCTCTAAATGAAACTGAAAAGTCATCAGCTATTACAGTTGCGATGCTAGGAGATTGGTAATATTGGGTATAATTTCCATTAAAAGGAAAAACTACTTTACTTGAAGCACCAATAATTGGAGGAGTTATTGTTTCTGTAAGTACATCTAATAAACCTTCTGTTCTATATCCAATTACAGTGGATGCACCTTCTGTATGTGAATTGTTTCCTACTGCTACCGTTACTGATCCTTCTGTATGTGAATTGTTTCCTACTGCTACCGTTACTGATCCTTCTGCGTGTGAATTGTTTCCAATTGCTGTTGTACCTTGTCCTTCTGCGTGTGAAGCATATCCGGTTGCTGTTGTACTATCACCTTCTGCGTGTGAAAATGATCCGGTAGCCTTATTATTTTGTCCTTCTGCGTGTGAGTAGATGCCTGAGGCCGTTACAGCAAATCCTTGTGCATGAGCAAATAGGCCTGATGCTAAAGATGCGGATGCTTGATTGAATGATCCGGTTACTACTAATGAACCTGTAATTCGAGCGGATCCTGTAATTTGTACTTGTGATCCTGAAGCAAAGATTAAGTTTGATCTTGAACCGTCTGCTGTACCATTACCTACTATAAAAGCTGATTGTGCTGATGAAGATATATTATATTGTCCTTGTACGTGTTGGTAAAATCCGTTAGCTACTGTACCAAGTCCTTCTGCGTGTGATGCCTGACCTGTTGCTATTGCACTTTGTCCTTCAGCATGTGATGCAAATCCATTTGTTATTGTACCATATCCTTCAGCGTGGGAATAGGATCCATTTGCAGTTGTATTATTGCCTTCTGCGTGTGAATAATCTCCTGTTGCATTTGTATAATATCCTTCAGCGTGTGAATTTTGTCCAATTGCTGTAGTAAGTTGTCCTTCTGCGTGTGAATATTGTCCTGATGCCGTTACACTAAGTCCTTGAGCATGGGAAAATAATCCGGTTGCTAAAGATGCGGATCCTTGGTTTAGAGTTCCTTGTATTGAAGTTGATCCTGTTACACCTAAAGATCCTGTAATTCTTGCTGATCCTGTATATGGAAATGAGCTACCTCCTCCTCCACCGTTTAACGCAAATGATGCTGTTAATGCGTAAGAGGAAGATATATTGAATAAAGATCCGGTTTGTAATTGACCGGGTTTAAATTGTCTTGCCATTATACCCATCTCCCATTCACAATAATTGTGTCTGTAGCCTCTATTGTGTATCCTAATATGCTTGTATCAAATACAATTGATTGTGTTGTTAAAGTTGGTGTCCATGCATATACTGCTTTATCAATATATTGACCGTTAACATAAACATTGAATTCATTTTTAGTTGCTGCTAACATTGTTGCTGGGTTTAATCCTACTGCGTATGGTATAGTAACTGTAGTTGTACTTGCCCATGTTGCTTGTTTATCTGATAATTCTGTTAAATATAATAATACTGCAGAATCAATTGTAGTAGAGCTTCCGCCACCACTAACAATAACAGTTCCGCCACTATTAATAATATTTTGTGCTTGAATTATTTGTGCTGGCACAATTGTTGTGTTAAATATATCTGATTCAACATCAATCACTTGTTCAAATGTTAATTTTTTAATTGAATACATTTTCTTTAAAGTTGACCGTCGTGCTTCTTGTTCTGATAATAAAGTTCCTAATACAGTTAATGGAATAGTTGCTCGAACCAATCTATCTTCTCCAACCGTATTAACTGTTTCAAAACTTATGCTTCCAATTGTAGTAGTAAAACGATTTTGTTCATTTCCCCAAGCAAATCGACCGTATGGTAAAATTTGATCAACCAATGAATTCATTTGTGTTGTAAAATCACACCACAACATCATATCATATTCAATTGTTACATATTTAGGAATGTCTACAACATAAACTTTGATAGATTCATTTGGTTGATTGGTTGGTATTGGAAATAAATCATCTTCATACCGATTGCGTTCATTGTATTTTGTTTGATAGATCCGCACGTTTTCAGATTGAGGTCGATTCACATCCAATGATTTAACTGAGTCTCGTTCCGATACACTGTTTCGTTTTAACATGATCATTGGAGATTGAATCATTCCTTTTTCATCTCGCATATAACCTAAACGACGTACATTATCCCATTTCTCTCCAGCAGCAAATATTACTGGGACTGGAATTGTTTGGTTGTTGGTTTCTAGTTGTGGTTGTATTTCATTTTCTATAAACCATTTAATTGCATGATCAATATCATATGTTGTACGTTTTGGCGTACGAATTATATCATCGTCGCGTCGCAATTGTTCTGCCCGATTTAAAATTGAATCGTTAGATACCCCTTCCGTTTGTTTTGGATTAGGTTTATTGGTTTTACGATCAATATCCTGTCTATTCAATCTAGGCATTAATATCCTTTATATGCCGGCGAATTATTATTTCCGCCTCGTCGTATATCTTTAATTCCTTGCGGTGTTTGTTTTGTTGCATGAGCTTCACATAATACAGAAACACTGTAACCATGTTGTGATCCATTTGGCCATGTTTCTGGATTCTTTCCTGCAAAGTATTGATTTGCATCAATGTTGTCTAATTCATAATATTCATTGTCCCAAAATACAATGTCTCCAACTTCAGGAAAAAATGAAGCTCGTTCTAAAATATCTCGTGATATTGCAAATTGTGCTGTTCTTGTATATGAATGACCAAAATCATCCATGTTTGCTGTTTTTGTTTCTTTGGTAATTAAACATGGAATCAAAATAGAATCATTGAATGCTTTTGATTCTGATTCGCCATATATATTTGAATTGCTGGATTCTACTATTAATTTAAAAAACTCAATTTCAGTATCAATAATTGAATTAAGCAATTCCGAATTAACTGCAGCTAAAAATCGAGCATCTCTAATTCCTCCAAATAGTGCCATAAGTGTTCTCCGTTATCCAACATAAATTTTTAATGGAACTTTTGCAAGAATTTCATTCATTTGAGTTGCTTCTGTATTTTGTCTTGTTAGCATTTGCTCTTTGGTCATTTTATCTAAAAATTCTCGTAGTTGAGTTATTAATTCACCTTTTTCAGTTTGACCTTGTGATACTAATTCTGAGCCGTTTAGGGTTATTTCTGAGTTAGGAATAGGAATTGAACTATATTTTCCACGTACAAATCCTAACATTTCTTTTGCTAATGCTGATCCGTATTTTATAATCCACGCACGCCCCATATCATTAATGCTACTGTATGTTTGATATGTATATGGTATATTTGATGCGTCACTTACTGTGCCTTTTATAAGAGCTGTATTGCCGAATAAAAGTGCATCATTGTTTTTATCTTCTTCAAATAAAAATTCAAACCATACAGATCCGTAAAATATTGTTGACGATGCTGAACCTGTCCCTGATGTTGGTACCGGCCAAAATTTGATGTCATCGCCATGTACTTCAAAAGTGTAGTGTGAC